ATTATTAGCTGCTTTTAATAATAAAGATGTAGTTGAATATAAAACAATCTTAAAAGAAAAGATACAAGATGTTGAACTTACTCAAATAAAAGAGTCTTTACAAGAGGAAATCAGCAGTGCATTAAAAGGTGATATAGTTGCTTTAAAAAGATATGTGGAAATGTCATCCGGTGGGGGTAGTGTAGCAAAACAATTCGCTGCAGGTGGTACAATGGATGGTACTTTAAATGTAAACGGTAATATATTATCAGGTGGTATCAACTTAATTGATATTTTTAATACTGATACTTCAATTAATTTACAAGACGTTACTAATATTGGTAATACAACTACAAATCTAATTAGTAGTAATAATACTATTATTGCTGATACTATACTTGCTACAAATCTTTTATCAGCTACTAATTTAGATATTGGGTTTGAATTGTCAGGTTTTAGCGTTACTGGGGATTTATCAGCTAGTGGAAATATATCTAGTGGTAATCTAATAACTCCTGCTTTATCAACTAATAATACTAATGCGGAATTTACAGGTAATGTATCTGGTATTACACAATTAATGGTAGGGTTAGCTAACGTTTGCAATACCAGTGATGCAGATAAACCAGTTTCAACTGCTCAGCAGTCTGCGTTGAATTTAAAAGCAAATATTGCATCACCAACATTTACTGGTACAGTTGGAGGGATTACAAAAACAATGGTAGGTTTAGCTAACGTTTGTAATACTAGTGATACCAGCAAACCAGTTTCAACTGCTCAGCAGTCTGCGTTGAATTTAAAAGCTAATCTTACATCGCCGACATTTACCGATTTTGTAACGGTTGTAGGTAATTTATCAGCAAGCGATAATTTATCTGGAGCTAATATTGTCGGTAATAATGTATTTTCAGGTGGTTTAGCAGTCTGTACATCAGTACCAGCTCAAACAATCCCCTCATTGCAACAAGTTACGACCCAAGGCAATACAACTACTAACAGTTTATCTATTGGGGAATTATCAGCATCTAAGATTACAGGTGGTACTAGTAATCGTGCTTTTGGAGTTAATGCAGCAGTGGTAGGTGGTATTAATAATGCAGCTAGCGGTAATTGCTCAACTATAGTCGGAGGATTAGGTAATATTGCTAGTGGTATCCGAAGCTCTATAGGCAATGGTTATAATAGTACAGCCTCTGGTAATTATTCAGCGATTGTATCCGGAAGAAAAGCTTATGCAGTCGGTCATTATTCATTTATAGGCGGTAGTGGTTATCAAAATAGAGCTAAATGTAGTAATTCATTTATAGGTAATGGAATTTATAATTGTACTAATGGTTATCAGGCAAGTGTAGTTAATGGCTACTACAATCACGCTCTAGGTAATAATTCATCTATAGTCGGTGGTACTAGAAATCAAGCTTGTGCTTCTAAATCATCAGTTGTAGGTGGTATTTACAACTGCGCTATTGGTGCTTATTCATCTATAGTCGGTGGTACTACCAATAAAGCATCTGGTATTAATTCATTTATCGCCGGTGGCAGTCTCAATTGTATAAATGTAGGTCATAATTGTTCTTTTATTATAGGCACCGGTATAACTTCAAATGCTGCTTGTACTACGTTTGTTAATAATTTAAGTTCGCAAGGTATAGTCAACGGTTGTTCAATAACTTCTTCAGAAGGAGTTAAAGTAGGTGGTGGTTCTATTATAAGTTGTACAGCATCATTTTCACCTTCGTTGTCCGATAATGGTAGAACGTTATTACTCGATACTAGTAGTGGTTCAATTGTTGTTTCAGTTACACCTCAAATATCTGGATATTCTGCAAGATATATTAAAGAAGCAGGAGCAGCACCAGTTACATTTAGTACTGGAGCTAATCTAAGTGGTCTATATAGTTATCAAGATAGGGACCAGATGAGTATTATATATGCACAGGCAGACATTTTTTATAAATCAGAAAGTTATGCATTTTTAGGAGGTAATTTACAATGATAGGAAGAACATTAGGACCAGCACCGTTATCGACAAGTAACCTTGCTAATTTTTATTATACAAGACCACCAGAGTTTTTAGACTTAGCAGTAATTCCTAGCCCAGGTGTAACTGAAATGTTTACATTTTTAGTTGCAGTTTTACCAGAACCAGACCCAATCCATTATTCATATCAATTAATGGGACCCCCTACACTATCTGCTGTGAATAATGTTGCTATACATTGTGATGTTACCAATAGTGGTACATTTACCGTTGATTGGGGTGATGGTACTGTTGAAAACTTAGCTCAAAATACTAATCACTTTCATGTTTATAAATATGATGACTTACCAGCATCAAGTGAATTTAGAGGTTATAGGCAAGTAGTTTTATCAGGTTATCCAACCGATAGTAATAATAAATTTACACAAGTGATAACGGGTATCGACGGTCCATTTGAACCTGGATATACAAGTGAAAGTAGTAGAAACGGTTCTAATATTTTAGATATGGAAATAAGTAGCGGTAACGCTACACATTATGATATCGGAGGTAATGCCAGGCCTCATAAAATGTGCGAAAGAGTTGCTTTATATAATACAACAAATAATAAGCTAACTACGGCGCAGAACTCGATATATTCAGGTATGCAGTCATTACAAGAAATAGCATTTGTACCTTATATGCATGCTGATAGCACTGAATCACATGCTGAAGCATTTAGAATATGCTCTAAATTAAGATATTTACCAGATGACTTTGCTGATCCTGATAGGTATTGGTTCTGGAATTCAAGTAGCTTTTATCTATGTTTTGATTCCTGCTTTAAATTAGAATATTTACCTGAAGGTATATTTACTAAACAAGGGACGCAGGCTGAATTAGCTAATGTACAAGATTATAGATATATGTTTAGATATTGTTATCAGTTATGTTATATACCTGAACTACCTAATAGAACGTCTGGTAGTCATATACATGTTAGATCAACGTTTCAAGATTGCCAATATTTAAAACGACTACCTAAAAATTTTAGAGCTAATAATATAACTACTTCATCATCAGAGGAATTATATTTGATGCTTTATAATACTGTACGTTTAGAAAATTTTAGTGATTGGAATTTATTAGATATGCCTTCAGCTTCTAAACAACCTCGTTCTATTAACTGTAGAGGTTATTTGTATCAAAGTGGTAGAGATGTGAATCAAATAGTACCGTGGACAGGTTTAGATTTAGATGTAATAAATAATCAAGCAGATGTAACTTCATATAATGTTGGTGCTTTTAGATGTGGCCGTGGTCCTCAATATTTTGCGTCTGAGTATTATGAAAAAGGTTATTTAGATTTTGGCAACTTAACAGATTTACAAGACGGCTTTAATGGTAATTATTGTATAAAGGATTACCCAATATTAAGATTTAGTCCTAATACAATGACTAATAGTAACGCAATATATAGAAGTTTTTCCGGTAATAGAAGTTTAAAAACTGTAACATTTTCTGGTTTTGCAGTTGATGAAACATTTGGAAATGGTGAGTACTATCAAATGTTTTATCAAAATTATTTGCTAAATAGGGTAATCGGGTTACCTTTCAATGCTGCTAATGATAGTGGGGATTATTCTGGTACGTTTAGTAACGCTTATAATGTAGCTAATTTTGAATTCCCAGGATTATCATCTGATCAAACAGGCTTTAGTCAAAATATTAGTTTAAGGTACTGCCCACTAGATCATCAAAATATAGAAAATATATTTAGATATCTCAAAACTGGTTCGTTTACCATAACTTTAACTAATAATAATTATGCTGATAATATACCAGCTGAAGTAGAAGCTATTGCAACAGATAAAGGCTGGACTGTAACACATTAATTTATATATAATATCATGAGCACAGAAACTATTAGTTTAACTACATTTGAAGGGTTTTATATGAAAGATGGCCCTAGTACAAGGACGGGTAGAATAATGTTATTTCATGCTAAAAAAGCAATAAAATTTCCTGATGGTAATTCTCTACTTAGAGCTAACTATGAATCATATACTTACCCGGTGAGTGGCTGGACTTGGTTTGATAGTTTATCTGAAGCTTGTAATGAATATGGTCTAGATATTGAAAAATATGAAGAGGAGATTTATGGTCCATATTATACTATATTAACCGGTAAAGAGCCTGGTGAAGAAATAATAGTGTAAAATTAGTAACTATTTGATAAATAATAATATGAGTTTAAACCTTATAGTAGAAACACCAGCTCCAAAGGAGGAATTCGAATATATCGTAGAAGAAGGTAATTCTAAAGACAAACAAAATTTCTTCATTAAAGGTCCATATATGATGGCCGAAGGCGTTAATCGTAACAAAAGAATATACCCTTTAGATGAAATGGTACGTGAAACAAAACGTTATGAAAATTTAATGGTAAAGACTGGTAGAGCAATGGGTGAATTAAATCATCCGACCACAGCTGATGTTGATCTTGAAAGAGCTTGTCATTTAGTTACTGAGATGACACAAGATGGTAATGTATTCTACGGTAAGAGTAAAGTTTTATCAACACCAACTGGTTTGATAGTTAGATCTCTTATTAATGACGGTGTAAGAGTGGGTATGAGCTCCAGAGCTTTAGGTCAACTTATACCAGAATCAGGTAGTGATGGTATTAATAGAGTTAAAGATTTTAAATTAGTAGCTATTGATTGTGTTGCTGATCCTTCTTTTCCAAAAGCATTTGTAAATGGTATCTTGGAAAGTAAACAATATGTAGTAAATAAATATGGACAGTTCGAAGAAACGTATGATCGTTTTGAGCAGAATATTTCTACGATGCCTTTAAAAAATAAAGATCAATTTTTAAGAGATAATATAATTAAATTTTTAAAAAGCCTATAATTATGAAAGAAATTAAACAAGATATAAAAAAATTTATAAATAATGTAATGAATCGACATTATAAAAGTGCAAGTACTGATTTATCTACCGTTATTGATAAGAAAATTGAACAAAAGATATTAAATAATAATATAAATATATTCTAATTATGGACATTAAACAAATTTTATCAGAAGCAACTAACGGTGCACTTAATGAAGAAGTGTTATCAGAAATCGAAAACGTCTTTGAGCAAAAGATTAACGACAAGGTTCAGATCCATGTCGAACAAGCTCTTAATGAACAAGATGAATTGTATACTGAAAAGCTTAATCAGCTAGTAGAAAAAATTGATGAAGATCATTCTTCTAAATTAAACAAAGTAGTCGGAGCAATCGATACTGACAGAGCTAATAAATTAAAATTAGTTGTTGATAAGTATGAAACCGCACTAGGTAATGAAGCTGAAGGTTTTCAATCTCAATTGATTGAAAGTATTTCAGATTATTTAGATGTATATATAGAAGAAAAGATACCAGTTAAAAGTGTTCAAGAAGCAGTAAAGAATACAAAAGCTAAGAAAATTTTAGAAGGCTTAAGAAGCCATCTAGCAGTTGATAGTGCTTTAGAAAAACAAAGCATTAAAGAGGCCGTTGTTGACGGTCATAATCAAATTAATGAAGCTTCTAAGAAGCTTGAGTCTGTTGCAGAAGAAAATGCAGTTTTGAAAGAAGAATTAGATACAGTTAAGGCTGGTTTAATTCTTGAAAAACGAACTGTTGGTCTTGATAAGAGAACAAAGCAATACATAAACAAAGTATTAAAAGGTAAGGACGCAGAGTTCATTGCTGAAAACTTTGATTATACTTTGAAGCTTTTCAAGAAAAAAGAAAGTAACAGACTCGAGACTTTGAAAGAAGAGGCTTTAAGTACTAGACAAGACGTCGATAGGGTGATTTACGAAGACACTACACAAGAAATTGTTAGTGAAAGCGCAAGCTCACCATATATGGACGAGCTTTCTAAGTACTAATTTCCTAAACTTTAGGTCTTCCTGAGTTTCCTGGTTTTTAAAACCTTGGGGTCGAATATAAAGGAAAATTTACAATTATGAATACAATTAGACCTTCACAGGCTTATATTGATGAATCAAGAGCTGCATCTCTATTAGAGAAATGGGCTCCTGTTCTTGACTATACTTCAAAGAGCGTTGCTCCTATTGAAGATAGCCATACTCGTTTAAACACTGCTATGCTCTTGGAAAACCAAGAGGCGTGGTGCATAAATGAAGCAGGACCTAACTATAACCCAGGAGGAACTCCAAACTCCTCCGGTAATGGTGGTGCACTTGGTAATGCTGCGTCGATTGGTGCTGCATCTAATGTAACTGGTACTCCAGGTACAGACAGCTATGCTACTAACGACTTCCGTCTACCAAAGATCTTGATTCCTATGATTCGTCGTACTTTTCCCGAGTTAATTACAAATGAAATCGTTGGTGTTCAACCAATGGCAGGTCCTGTTGGACTTGCATTTGCTCTTCGTTACCGTTACTCAGGTGAAACACTTGGTGATGGGATTGATGGTAAGGGTGGTACATCCGCTGCTGGCCTAAATCCAGGTAATGTTAATGGTGCTGCTGGCAAAGAAGCTGGCTACCAAGAACTAAGAACATCTTACACCGGTACATCTGCTGGCTATCTCTCTGGTAATACAGAGTTTGGTGCTTATAATGAAGCAGATAATGGTGTTGCTCAGTTACTTCAAAACTTCGAAATAACTGGTAACATTCCTACAATGGAAGTCTCTTTCGAGAAGACTGCTGTTGAAGCTGGTACAAGACGCCTTGGCGCTCGCTGGTCGGTTGAACTTGAACAAGATCTTAAGAACATGAATGGTATCGATATCGATACTGAATTGACAAACGCTATGTCGTATGAAATTCAGGCCGAAATCGACCGTGAAATGCTTATGAGAATGATTCAAGTTGCTCTTAATGCAGGATCCGGAAACGGATTTTCTGTATGGAGCCCTGCTTCTGCAGACGGCCGATGGTTAGTAGAACGTAATCGCGACTTCTATCAAAGACTGATCGTTGAAGCAAACAGAATCGCAGTGAGAAATCGCCGCGGAGCTGCTAACTTCATCGTAGCTACACCTCGTGTATGCGCTATTCTTGAAATGCTCCCTGAATTCCAGTGGGCACCTGTTCAAGGTAATGTTAATACACAACCAGTTGGTGTTGCTAAGATTGGTAATCTTGGTGGACGTTTCAACGTTTACAGAGACACACGTACTGAAGGGCAGACAATGGGTAATAACCTTGCAGCTGCTTCTAATACGTCTGTTGAGTATGCGTTGCTTGGTTATAAAGGTCCAGAGTTTTACGACACTGGTATCATCTACTGCCCATACATTCCAGTCATGGTTCAGAGAACAATCGGTCCGAATGACTTCGCACCTCGCGTTGGCTTGCTAACGCGTTATGGTGTCGTAGACAATATCTTCGGAGCAAATCTCTACTACCACGTTATCATTGTAACAGGACTCGGCGAAGCGTTCACACCCGGTACTAACTCGGTGTACTTCGGCTAATCTTGATATAAGATCTCACAGTTTGAGACCTGGTTCATACGAGCCAGGTCTCATTTTGTCTAATAATAAAATGCTATAAAATATGCATAGCATAATAAAAACATTATTATACCTTGCATCATAAAAATATCCATTATTGCTTCGAAGTTTTAATATGAACTGCGTTTACATCGATTAGATTTGCAGCATACTTATCAATTAAATCTTGATTAGATGCTCTTACAGGATTAATATCAATGCCACCTCTACGAGCATATAAACACATTACCAATAGTTCAGAAGGATCGAAAGCATCTTTCAATCTCTTATAGAAACATTCACAAATCTCTTCATGGAAATGACACTCATCTCTATATGAAACTACATAATTCTTAATACTATGAGCATCGATAACATGCTTCGATTTAATATGAATAAATACATCTCCCCAATCAGGTTGTGAAGTTACTCGGCAATTACTTTTCAATAGACCAGAATAAAACTTCTGTTCAAAGTCTCTTTCACGACTAATACCTTCTAATAAACCAGGATCTTCAGTATATTGAGTATATATAAAATCTTTATGATCTTCTAATAGATCGACATTATCGTAATCATCGATATCCCATTCTCTATTAGGGCTATCAACCTTCTCATTAACCCGGTGACCATCTTGGAATTTAACTTGTACATCAGTTTGTAATATTCTACTTAGATCTTTACTTGCAGTATTTTCAAACGCATTAATAGCTTTATCTTTATCACCAGCCATTTTAGTCATATTAAAGGA